CGAAGGCCAACGCTCAAATGTCGTACAAGGCGCTGCTGTCCAGATCGACCTTCCCGACCGAAATGCAGCTTGGCAATATGACGATCCCGAGCGGCCAGGGCAACAAGGGCTGGCGCTATTACAACGACGCGTTCCTGCGTCAACCGATTGACCCGCTGACGGTTGGCCCGGACAGCGCCTTGACATGGGAATGATGCGATGACCAACATCAATCAGCTTTCTTCGCTCGACACGATCCAGCTTGGCGATCTCCTCGCCGTCTGGTCCACGAATAACGGCGACACGCGCAAGGCATCGATGAGCCTGCTGCTGTCGTTCATGCAGTCCAACTTGGCGCTGCCAGGCACACTGACGACGCAATACGCGGCACCGAGCGCCACCGGGTTCACGGTCACTGTCGCTCTGGGCAACACCTGGCTGCTGCTGACGCCAACAGGCACCTTCGCGGCTGGCACCATCGTGCTGCCGACATCCGCTGCGGACAAGTCAGAGGTGAGCGTCAACTGCACGCAGATCGTCACCGCGCTGACCGTCTCGGCGGGTGGCACCACTGTCACCGGCGCGCCGACAACCTTGGCCACTGCGAACGGCTTCTTTACCATGCGCTTCGATGCGGCAACCAACGCCTGGTACCGGGTATAACCTCATGATGATCCCCTTGCTGAGCGGAATTTTTACCGACAGCACGCCCGACTTTCGGACGGGCTATCCTGTCAACCTTGTGCCTGTGCCGAAATCTACGGGCATCTCGGAGGGCTATCTTCGCCCGGCAGAGGGCATTGTTAAGACGGGTGACGGGCCAGGATCAAACCGTGGCGGCCTGAACTGGAACGGCGTGCTGTACCGCGTGATGGGGACCAAGCTGGTGACTGTCGCGCAAGACGGCACGGTCATAGTGATCGGTGACGTGGGCAGCGGTGGGCGCGTGACGTTCACCTACAGCTTTGACTATTTGGCGGTCACGTCGGGCGGTCGGCTTTACCTCTACGACGGCACCACGCTGGCGCAGGTGACTGACCCGGATCTCGGCACGGCTCTGACGGTGGTCTGGGTCGATGGCTACTTCATGACCACGGATGGCGAGTTTCTCGTCATCACGGAACTGAACAACCCCTTCGCCGTCGATCCGCTGAAGTATGGATCATCCGAAGCTGACCCCGACCCGGTGAAGGCACTGCTGAAGCTGCGCAATGAGATTTACGCGCTGAACCGCCACACCATCGAGGTGTTCGACAACACCGGCACGGCTGGCTTTCCGTTCCAGCGCATCCCTGGCGCCCAGATGCAAAAGGGTACGCTTGGCACGCACACCTGCTGCGTCTTTGGCGAGAACATCGCCTTCATGGGAAGTGGCACAAATGAGAACATCTCGATCTACATTGGGGCCAACGGCACGGTGTCGAAGATCGCCACGCGCGAGATTGAGGAGATCCTGGCCGGATACACCGAGGCCCAGCTTTCCACCTCGTTCATGCAGGAGCGTACCGAGGGCGCGCACCAGTTCCTCGACATCCATCTGCCGGATCAAACCATCGTGTTCGATGCCGCAGGCTCGCAGGCTGTCGGGCAGCCTGTCTGGTTCTTCCTGCGCACGTCGCTGGTCGGCCTCGGTCGGTGGGCTGTGTGCGATGCTGTCTGGGCCTATGATCGCTGGAACGTCTGCAAGCCCGCTGACACCGACGTTGGCTATCTGGACAAGAGCATCGCCACGCACTGGGGCGAGACCATTGGCTGGGAGTTCGGCACGGCTATCGTTTACAACGAAGGGCGCGGGGCGATCTTCCATGAGATGGAATTGGTCAGCCTGACGGGCCGCGTGCAGCCCGGTGCAGATCCGACCGTGTGGACATCCTATTCGCTTGATGGGCTGACCTACAGCGTCGAGAAGCCGGCGCGCGTGGGCAAGCTGGGCGAGTATAACAAGCGGGTGGTCTGGCTTCAGCAGGGCCACATGCGCAACTGGCGTTTGCAGAAGTTCCGTGGCACCAGCGAGGCGCAGCTTGCGATGGCACGGCTGGAGGCGCGGGTTGAACCGCTGGCGTTCTGATGGCAGATCCGACCCCGCTAAACCGCAACCAGATCGCCGCCTTTGTCGGCAATGACCCTGACGCCATCCGCGCCATCGAGCGGCTATTCAAGGTCGCAGGGCAGTTGACGCCTGCCGACATCGTGATCCTCAACCAGTTGATCTTGGATAACACGCTTGCGCTGGGTGCGGCTGACAACAAGGCAGAAGTGGCACTTTCTGAGGCATTTGATGCCAAACGGCACGCCGATCTGATCGCCAAGGGGCCAACGTCTGACGCGCACAATTCGCTGCGCACGGATTATCTGGATCTGAACCGGGCCGCGCCGCATGTGAGCCGGATCGGTCGGCTGGCGTGGAACGACGCCGATCAGACTGCGGATCTCGGCATGGAATACGGCGTGGTCCAGCAGATCGGCCTGGAGTATTACGCGCGGGTCGAGAACGCGACAGGCGTGACGATCCCGAATGGCTCTGTGGTGGGCTTTGCTGGCGTCAGCGCAAACAACGTGATTTCGGTCACGCCATATCTGGCCGATGGCTCGACATCATCGCTCTACATCCTCGGTGTCCTGACGCATGATCTGCCGAATAGCGGTGAGGTCGGCTATTGCACGGTCTGGGGGCATGTGCGCGGTATTGATACAAGCGCGTTCTCTGTCGGTGACATTCTCTATGCAAGTCCGAGCGTGGCGGGCGGCTTCACAGCGACCAAGCCAACCGCGCCTGACAACGTGACCCCGGTGGCCGCCGTTCTTGCGGTTGACGCGGTCAACGGCGAAATTTTCGTGCGCCCGACCATTGAGCAACAGCAATATTATGGCGAGTTTCTGAAGACAGGGACGGTTTCTCCGGCTCTGGCAAACACATCTTATGCGGTGACGTGGGATAGCACGGCTATTGCCAACGGGGTGAGCATCGTTTCCAGTTCGCAGATCACCGTGTCGGAATCTGGGCTTTACCAGTTTGACGTGACATTGCAGCTTGCAAGCGGCAACACCAGCGCAAAGAATGTGCGGTTCTGGTTCAAGAAGAACGGCACAAATGTTGCGGACACGACACGCATCGTCACCGTCAACATCAACAATGGCTTCACCCCGATTGCGATGGCTGAGTTCTTTAGCCTTGCAGCCGGTGACTACATCGAACTGTGGTGGCAATCCGACGACACCAACGTGACGCTTGTGACAGATCCAGCTGGCGGCACCGCGCCGAATGATTACCCGGCGGCCCCGGCTGGCATCATTGCGGTGACGCAGACCCAATTGTAAGGAGGCCGACATGGCAGTGACACCAAAGGTTCTGATCCCGGCCAAGCAGGCTGAGAACGCACAGACAGCGCAATACACCGCCACGGCGGTCAAGGCGATCATCGACAAGTTTACCGTGACCAACACCAGCGCCGGCAACGTCACGCTGTCGGTGAACCTTGTTCCCGCCTCGGGAAGCGCTGGGGCTGACAACCTCATCATGGACGCCCGCGCTATTGCGCCCGATGAAACCTACACCTGCCCGGAGTTGGTCGGTCAGGTCATCGAGGCTGGCGGCTTCATCTCGACGCTGGCCAGCGCGGCCACGTCGCTTACAATTCGTTGCTCAGGTCGGGAGATCGCATAATGGACTATGAAGAAATGGAATACGGCCTGCCGAAGATGAAGATCGCCAGCGCAGCCGATAACAAGAAGAACAAGCAGGTGGCGATTGATAGCTGGCAGTTCGGCCCGGCCAACCCGTCGCTTGATCCGAAGGCGAACAAGCCGTTCTGGGCTGGGCTGGCGAAGGCCTGGGACATGAACGAGAAGGAAGCCCGCCGTCGCATGTGCCTCAACTGCGAATACTTCTGCGTGGACCCGATGATGCAGGCCATGATGGAAAGCATTCCGGTGACGGACTATGATGCCTCGGGCGGTGGTCGCGGATACTGCAAGAAGTTTGAGTTTGTCTGTTCCGCCCTGCGCGCCTGTCAGGCGTGGGATGATTGAGGGCTTGGCAAAATGAAGGATTTGCGCGATACTGCCGACGCTGAGACCAACGGCATCCAGCAGCCACACCGCACCGAGGGCTGCGAGTTGCGCGTTCGTTTGGCAGAGAAATCAGACAAGGCCGGGATCATCGAGCAGGCGCGTGCGTTCTTCGCCGCCTCTCCGATGGGCCAGCGCGTTGCGTTTGACGCTGAAGGCTTCGACGCATTTCTGGATTATGCCGAGGCATCGGACGCGGCTCAGGTTTGGGTGGCTGACAAGGGCGGCGATGTTGTCGGCATCGCTGCCGCTATCGCCTTTCCGCTTTACTTCGCCCCGAGCGTCAAGGTCGCGCAGGAATTGTTCTGGTGGGTCGATCCATCAGAGCGTGGCAGCACCGCAGGCAAGCAGATGCTGTTTGCGATTGAGGGATGGGCCGAACAGATCGGGGCCAGCCAGCTATTCATGATTGCGCTTGAGAACGAGAGATCAGACACGATGGAGCGGGTCTATTCTCGCAGTGGCTTCTCGCCGATTGAGCGCACTTTCACCAAGGAGATCCGTTATGGCCATTAGCACGGGGCTTGCGCTTCTTGGCGGGACAGTTCTGAGCGGTGTTGCGCAGTCTCGCGCTGCCAGTAAGGCTGCCAGCGCGCAGACAGCATCAGCACAGGCTGGCATTGACGAACAGCGCCGCCAGTTTGAGGCCGTTCAGGCGCTTTTGGCTCCGTTTGTGCAGGCCGGAACCGGCGCGCTGGCTCAACAGTCTGCGTTGGTCGGCCTGGGCGGCGCTGATGCGCAGACGGCTGCAATCCGCGCGCTAGAGCAAGGGCCTGAGTTTCAGTCTCTGGTCCAGCAAGGTGAAAGCGCAATTATGCAGAGCGCGGCGGCCACTGGCGGGCTGCGCGGTGGCAACATCCAAGCGGCTCTGGCGCAGTTCCGCCCGCAGATCCTGTCTGGCCTGATTGAGCAACAATACAGCCGCTTGGGCGGACTTGCGACGGCTGGGCAGAATGCGGCGGCTGGCGTTGGAACGGCGGGGATGACGACAGGCGCGAATGTGTCTAACCTTCTGGCGCAACAGGGAGCGGCGCGTGCTGGCTCTGCGCTGGCAGGTGGTCGCGCGTTTGGCAACGTGCTGGGAGACATTGGCTTGATGCTGGGCCGCGGTGCAGCGTATCAAGGAATGACACCGGCAGGCGGGGGCGCTCCGCTGACATTCGGGCAAGCCATGCTTGGCGGCGCAGGGGGCGCGTTCTAATGGAACCGATCAACTACATGCTCGACATCCAAAGCCCGCTCCAGCAGGCGCTGACCGGCTATGGCTTGGGGCGGCAAGACATTGAGCAGCGCCAGGTGATGCAAGAGCGCGAGCAGATGATGGGCCTGCGTGCGGCGCAGGAAGCCCGTGCGGCGGCGGCGGCTGAAGAACAGCGTGCGGCTGCGGCACAGGCTCGCGCCAAGGCCGACGCCATGCAGGCGCAGCTTGTCGGTCTGCGTGAGCAAGCTCTGAACGGCACGCTGACGGTTGACGCGCTGAACCAGTTTTCTCTGGCCAACGCTGAGACATTCGCGGACTTCACGACTGCATTCAAACAGATGGAGGCCGACAAGAGCCGCCCGCAGGTGCAGTTCGCCATTCAGACCGCCATCCCTGCTTTGAGCGGCAATCCTGATCGTGCTTTGGCCATCATTGACGAGCGCATCGCAGCCGCCGAGAACGCTGGCGAGATGCAAGAGGCTCAGGCTCTGCGCGCAGATCGGGCCATCCTTGAGGCAGACCCGCAGGCCTATGGCGTGTCGTCTCTCAGCATGTTGGTGGCCACCGGAGCGATTGACAACACGCAGGCAGACACGATCCTGAAGCTGTCAGGGCAGGGGCAGGCAGCGCCAGAAGGTGCCTCGCCTGTTGGTAAAATCGCTCAGGATGTTCGCGCCGGCCTGATCCCCAAGAGCGTTCTTGATGCCGCGATTAAGTTGGAAAAAGACACGGCAGAAGGTACCTTGACGCTCCAGCAGAAGATCGCAGAGGAAGCCCGCCTGCGTGGTGAATATGCGAAGCGCACTGAGGATCTGTCTGCGGCTGAACGCAACTTCTCGATCATCGAAACCTCGTCGATGGACCAAAGCGGCGCAGGCGACATCGCGCTTGTCACGTCGTTCATGAAGATGCTGGACCCCGGCTCAGTGGTGCGTGAAACTGAATTTGCGACGGCTGCGAATGCTGGCGGTCTGTTGGCACGTTTGAACGGCATTGCGAAAAAAGTAGAGACTGGACAGTTCCTCAGCCCAGAACAACGCGCTGATTTCAAGCGGCTTGCCGGCGAATATCTGAACGCAGCTAAGGTGCAGGAGCAAGGTGTTCAGCAGAGTTTCAACCTGATCGTTGATAACTACGGCCTTGATCCTGTCAACGTGTTTGGCGCGCGTGCGGTGACTACTCCAGCCCCCGCTGGCGAAACCACACCGGCGCCTGCTGGCGACGATGCAAAGGCTGCATTCATGGCTAACCCGAAAGTCGCGGCACTGGCCCCTGAGGTCCGTGAAATGGCTTGGAAAATTTACCAAGAGCAAACGGGGCAATAATGGCAGATCTAGACCCAATCGCGCTTGCTGCTGCAATTGCCGAGGCAACGGCCAAAGTCGAGGGACAAAAGCCCCAAGGCAAGACCGCCGATCTGGAGCGCCAACTCGGGCTGACTGGGCGCGCTGCGGCTCAAGGCACCGCTGGTCTTGTTGGCCTTGCCTATGACCCGATTGCTGCGGTGCAGAACTATCTGTTCGGGACCGAGACGCAGCCGCTGCGTGAGCAGGTCAAGCGTGCGCTGACCGATCTCGGCGTTCCTGAGCCGGAGACGGCCACCGAGCGCGTGATCGGCGCTATCAGCGAAGGCGCTGTGGGTGCCGGCGGTCAGGCCGCCTTGGCACGCGGTGCAGAGCGTGTCTTGACCGCTGGAGCGCAGCGCGTGGCTGGCCAGCTTGCGGCTCAACCCGGCGCGCAGGCTGCGGCTGGCGGCACTGGCGGTGGCGCAGCACAAGCCGTCGCAGAAGCAGGTGGCGGCCCTGGCGCGCAGCTTGCGGCTGGTCTGGCTGGCGGTGTCGTTGGCGGTCGTGCCGCTGGCATCAGAACGGAAGCGCCGCCGGCTGCTGTGCCTGCCGCTGTGCGTGAGGCTGAAGATGTTGGCATCCGCGTGATGACCACCGACGTGCTTCAGCCCACGACCTTCGCTGGGCGCTGGCTGCAACGCACTGGCGAGATGATCCCTGGCGCCGGAACTGGCGGCCCGCGTGCTGCACAGCAGCAAGAGCGCATTGATGCGTCTGTTGATCTTCTGCGAAACTATGGCGTCACTGAGGCGTCAGCCGCTGATAACACCATCATCTCAAACGTGGCGAAGGATCTTCTGGCCCGTCGCGGCGAGAACCTGACCAAATACACCGGCATGAAGACCGAGGTGATCGAGCGCCTGTCTCAGCCGAATACGACAGTTCCCGTGGCAAAATCTGTCGCCAAGATTGACGAGGAAATCGCGCGCCTGAACAGCATCAGCCCGACGCAGTTCAAGCCCGTTATCGACCGCCTGATAACTTGGCGTGACGATCTTACCGGCACGCGCGAAATCAATCTGCCGAATGGCCAGAAGCAGGTTGTGGTTCAAGGGCAGCCGCTGGCAACGATTGAAGTTCTCCGTAAGCAGATCGGCGAAGCATTCACTGATCCAAGCCTTGCCGCTGTTCGTAGTGAAGGCGAGAAGGTTCTCAGCCGCATCTACGCGCCGCTTCGCGAGGACATGGCGGACTACATCAAAGCCAACGGCCAGCGCCGCGATTTCGACAAGTGGAACATTGCCAACAAGCAGCTTGCCAGCATGGCCGGCGAACTTGAACTTGGCGCGATGAAGGCCGCATTGGCAAAGGGTGACACATCACCTGAAGTCATCCGCACGATGCTATTCTCGGCCAAGCCCAGCGATGTGAAGGCGCTTTATCGTGGCCTGTCCGCTGAAGGCAAGCGCAACGCCCGCACGGCTGTCTTGCAGGAAGCCTTCAACAAGGTCGGCGGCAACTTTGAGAACCTAAGCCCCGATCAGTTCAAGCGTCAGTTGATCCGCCTTGGATCACCTATCGGCGTGTTTTTCTCCGGGCAGGATCTGAAGGCTGTTGAGGGGCTGACCCGTGCGCTGAAGATGACCGAGCAGGCCGGACGCGCTGGCGTCTCACCACCGACTGGCGTGCAGGCCGTTCCTGTCGTTGGCGCGGCTGTCTTGACCGACATCCTTGGCGGTGCTGGTGCCGGCATCGTTGGCGGCGCAACCATCGGCGGCATTGCCCGTCTGTATGAAAGCGCGCCTGTCCGCAACATCCTGTTGAAGCTGCCGCAGGTCGCCAAAGGCAGCCAGCAGGAGCAGGAACTCATCAAGCAGCTAACGGTGGCCCTGCGCGCCGAGAAGGCGGCTGAAGAGCAGCCCCAGGCAGCTCCGCAATGACCCTATCCAAACCCCTGCATTTCGTGTTAAATGCCACGCGAAAGGATGCCAAATGAGCCTGCAAATCGCCTCGCCCTTCCAGCAGTTTTTTGATCGGGATGGCTCGCCGCTCGACAATGGCTTCGTTTACATCGGGACCGCCAACCTAAACCCCGAAACAAACCCGCTGACCGTCTACTTTGACGACGCACTGACGATCCCTGCGGCACAGCCCCTGCGGACATCCAACGGCTACATCGTGCGCAATGGATCGCCGGCGCGGCTTTACACCTCGCAGGAAGATTTCTCGCTGACCGTGCGTGAGAAAAACAGCGTGTTGGTTTATACGGTGGCCGACGCCACTTCGTTGTCGAACCTGCAAACTCAGCTTGCTGCCGGATCTGGCTCCTCTTTGGTCGGCTACAATCAAGGCGGTGCCGGCGCGGTCAACCGCACTGTTCAATCCCGCCTGCGTGACTTCGTGTCTGTTAAAGACTTCGGCGCTGTTGGCAATGGAGTGGTCGATGACACAGTGGCTGTTCAAGCTGCGTTAGACAGCGGCGCTTACGGGATATTTGTTCCAGACGGAACCTATATTGTAAATGCAGTCACTGGGTCTGACGTGTATCTTTTCGGCAGCGGCACGATCAAAAAGAAGTCTGCTACCAAAGGGCAGATGATTACGCTTACTGGTGACAACGTGGTCGAAGGCATCACACTCGACTACGATTGGACCAACGCAACGCAAACGCTGCCATACTTTGCGAACATCTCTTTGCGCCAGAACCAAGGTGTCATCACTGTCCGTGACTGTAAGTTTGTAAGATCATTTGCTCGTGCTCTTTATGTTGAAGGGGCGACACTTACCCTTTCTGGTAGCAGCTTTGCTGAAGGTGCGCCGCACAACAACCAAAGCGGTGGCAATGAGCGTGTCACATCTTACCTTGATGTGGTCGCAGACTTGCTGACTGATGAACAGTTTATTGAGGTTACTGGGAACACGTTTGTTGGTCCAAGTTTAGACCCGGCTGATCTTCATCTGAACACTTCTGGTATTTTTATCACCGCGCAGGCTCTGGATGGCGTACGGTATAAGTCTGTCAACATCGTCGGAAACACGCTCATCGCTTGCAGCCAGAACGCTGGGGCTGGAAACGTAACTGGGGCCATCGACACCTACAACGGCGTTGAGAACTTGGTCATTTCTGGCAACACTATCCGCCTGTTTTCGTATGCAGGCATCAAGGTTCAGAACAGCAGCAACTTTGCGATCACAGGCAACACCATCACAGGCGGCGCAGCCCCCGTTGGCGCTTCTGTCGCACAGTCTTTCGGCATTATTTCCACCGAAAAGGTCAGGGGCGCAACGGCAGAACAAAGCAACGGCACGATTGCAAACAACGTCATCCAAGACTGCCAATACATCGGCATCTCAAATAGCTGTGACAATGTTGTAATCAGCGGGAACATCATTGACGGCGTTGTTCTGGCTACACTTGGAAACGGGATCAACAACACGGCATCTTATGTCAATATTGTTGATAACGTCGGAAGAAACGTCGAGGGAACTTTTGTCAGCACAACGGGTGGAAACCGCATCAAGATAATTGGCAACACGTTCCAGTCGGACACGGTTGCAAGCGTCGGTGCCGTCAATTTTACTGGCAGCGACATTGACATATCACACAACAGTTTTGTCTCGTCTCTGGCTTCAGCGGGCAGCGGCATTAGGACCAATGGTCCGTCATCTAACATCAGGACTGTTGGAAACTTTGTCGATGGATACCCGTATGGCATAGACGTGAGAACAACTGGCGGGGCGGTTGATCGGGTAAATATTGCTGACAATCAGTTCGCCAACATCTCTGTCCTGAATATCAATGTGGCATCCGGCGTCACTAATGCGTCCATCAGCATGGACGTTTTGCCGCTGGTGACTGCTACATACGACCCGCCGTCGTTAGCTGTCGGCAATGCCAGCCCGGTTCAAACCACCACCGTTACGGGGGCAGTTTTGGGTGATGATGTAGTGGCAACGGGCGGGCGTGACATGCTGGGTCTTTTTGTCGTTGCTTGGGTTAGCGCCGCAGACACAATCAAGTGGTATGTCCTCAACCCAACAGGAAACCCCAACGGAACCCAAGACTTGGGCAGCACGGTGTTCCGCTTCCGTGTCCAGAAAACGGTGTAGGTGATCATCATGCTCATGTCATCGTATGCGCTCAACACCTACGGTCGGATTTCTCCAACATTTGTTTTGGACTTCACGACAGCGGCCCTTGGTTCTAGGGTCGTGATCTCGCGGGCATTGAACACTGCCACCCGCATCAACAGCAGCGGCTTTGTTGAGATCGTCAACGCCAACCTGCCAAGGTTTGATTATACGTTAAACACTGGTGGAACATGCAGGGGCCTTCTTATTGAAGACACGCGCACAAACATTTCCAGAGAATGGTCTAACTTTGCCTCTGCCCAGTGGACAAAAAGTGCGACTGGTGGTGGAACCGCTCCAAGCAACACCGGAAACACGCTCATTGCTCCAGATGGCGTGAGCAACGCGCAGGTTTGGCAGTTTATTGCCCCCACATCGGCTGATCGCTCCCTGATTTCCCAAACCTCAACTGGGCTTGCCACTGGTTTTTGGTCTGCTTCTTCATTCCTCAAGGCCGGCAGGCCGCAGGACATTGGCAAGATCATATCCATTAAAGAAACTCAGGGTGCGACCTACACGCTTATCACGCTCACCGACCAGTGGCAGAGAGCGGAAAGCATAAACACCTCTGCATTGACCACTCATGGCATGGCATTTGAGCTTCGCCCAGGAGTTGGGACAAGCACTGGGACTGTGCAAGTCGCTATATGGGGAGCGCAAGTAGAGGCAGGTGCATCCGTGACTAGCGCCATACCAAACACTGGAACTGCTACAACAAGCCGGAATGCAGACGTTGCTACCATCACCGGGTCGAACTTCAGCGACTGGTGGAAGTCTGGGCGTGGTTCTGCCCTTGTGCGCGCACGGCCAAGCACTATTAGCGGCACACGGCCTTGGGTGCAGTTTGATGACGCCACCGCCAACAACATCATCGCCCTGCGCGGCAACACCACGAACCCAGAACTCTACATCAGGGCCAGTGGATCGGATCAAGCGCAGATCGACGCTGGCACCATCGCGGCCAACACCCGATACCGTCTTGCCGGCGCGTGGGCGACCAACGACTGCGCGGCAAGCATCAACAGCGGCTCGCCTGTTCGTGATGGCGTCGCCACGATCCCGGTCGTGACGCAGGCCCGCCTGGGCAGCGACGGCACGAATTACCTCAACGGCCACCTTGAGGCAATTGAGTATTACGACGAGCGCGCCCTAAACGCCTCTCTGCAAGTGCTGTCCAGCGCGGCTGGATATAGGTCAATCATCGGCCCGGTATTCCGGGACAGCATCATTTCGTAAGGAGGCGATCATGCCAGCGACAACCAAGACCCTATCGGCTCAGAACACGTTTACTGATGCCGTTCTCATCATCGGTGACTTCAACGTCTCAATCTCCGGGACGTTCGTGGCAACCGTGACGGTGCAACGCTCGACCGACGGCACCGTCTGGCGTGATGTCAACACGTTCACGGCGCCCTTCGAGGGTGTCGGCTATGACCCGATGAAGAACTTCTACCGGGCAGGCATCAAGACCGGCGAATACACTTCTGGCTCTGCCGCGATCACGCTGAACGGCTACGACAACTGGCCGCCGCGTTACTGATATGGCAAAGGGTCTTTACGCAAACATCGCTGCCAAGCGTGAGCGCATCAAAGCCGGATCTGGCGAGAAGATGCGCAAGCCTGGCACCAAAGGCGCACCCACGGCGGCGGCTTTCAGAGCCTCTGCCGTGACGGCCAAGCCGAAGAAAAAGGGCAAGTGATGGCCAAGACGCCAGCCTGGACGCGCAAAGAAGGCAAGAACCCCAAGGGCGGCTTGAACGCCAAGGGGCGCGCGTCTGCGAAGGCTGAAGGCATGAACCTGAAGGCCCCAGTGAAGTCTGGCGACAATCCTCGCCGGGCTTCGTTTCTGGCGCGTATGGGCAACATGCCGGGGCCTGAGTATAAGGACGGCGAACCC